ACTCTTGACATCTCTAGCCACATGTGCTAGCCATTGGCGCGGCTACCATAGTTTGCTCTAGTTGTCAAGTGTTGACTTGTGTTTCATTGTGTGCTATAGGGCAAAACTCTTGTTGACAAGAGGCGCGGGTTATGCTAGAGGGACGGGGGGGCCGGTGGCGCTGCTGTTCAAATTGGGGTAGGCACTCTTGTACACCAGAGCTAAAATTAGAAAACTAGAGAAAACTCCTATAATGTAAGTACTTACTAACATAGCCAAGTTATTGATTACTATAGTATTATTGTACACTACTAAATAATAGTAAAAAGGACTTGACAAGTACACAAAAATATGCTATACTGATATAGTATTCTTAGAGAGACAATAAGGTAAAATACACATGGATGTTGATAATAAACCTACTCTTGCTAAAAGGAAAAGAGGTAGACCTAAGAAGTCTGAGGTAGCTTCTAAATCTAGAGGCTCTAGGAAAGCTCTAGGTAGACCTAAAGGTGACGCTGGTATCATCAATGAGTATAAGGCTCGTATGCTTGCGTCCCCTAAGTCTCGTAAGGTACTTGACAGCATATTTGATGCGGCACTTAATGATGACCATAAGAATCAAGCGGCTGCATGGAAACTAGTGATGGATCGCATGTTACCCTTGAGTTACTTTGAGAAAGATGCAGCCAGTGGTAGATCATCAGTAAACATAACAATCTCAGGTTTAGGCGGCACTGTAGAAACAGATGTGGAACCTAGTGAACCTATAGACGGAGAATACACAGATGTTTAAGTACTTCACTAGGGAAGAGTTTGTGTGTCAAGCCACAGGTGAGAATGAGATTGAAGATGAACTAATCTTGGCCTTAGATGAACTAAGGGAGGCCTGTGGTTTCCCTTTTGTTATCACTAGCGGCTATAGATCACCAGAGCATCCTATAGAACTAAGGAAGCCTAAGGCTGGCACTCATGCCCAAGGCATTGCAGCGGACATAGCTGTGTCATCCGGTGTGCAACGGCACACTATAGTTAAGAAGGCCATAGAGCTAGGGTTTACAGGGATTGGTGTAGCCGGAGGCTTTGTACATGTGGATATTAGACCTACTGACGCACCTGTGATGTGGACTTATGGATAACAAAGAATACAGAGAGACTCTAGCTAAACAAGAGGATCTTAACTGGGATGGCAATATAGAACCACAGGATCCTACTACTGAGTACACAATAGTTGTGGACAAGGAGCAGATGGAACAGTTAAGAAAGTTAATACATGACAAGTCTTAACATTGAGCTACTAGACTGGCAAAAGCAAGTCTGGGCAGATGACACTAGGTTTAAGATTGTAGCTGCTGGTAGACGTACAGGTAAATCCAGACTAGCTGCATGGATGCTTATTGTAAACGCACTACAGGCAGACAAGGGACAGGTGTTCTATGTAGCTCCTACACAGGGGCAGGCTAGAGACATCATGTGGCAAACACTACTAGACTTGGCTAATCCAGTGGTAGTGAGTGCTCACATTAACAATTTACAAATAAAACTGGTCAACGGTGCCACTATATCCCTCAAGGGTGCAGACAGACCGGAGACTATGCGTGGTGTGTCACTAAAGTTCCTAGTGATGGACGAGTACGCAGATATGAAACCAGAGGTCTTTGAGCAGATCCTTAGACCTGCCCTAGCTGACCAAAAGGGTGGTGCGTTGTTCATAGGCACACCTATGGGACGTAACCACTTCTATGAGATGTATAAGTACGCAGAGCTAGAGGACGATACCTCCTATCAATCATGGCACTTCACTAGCTACGACAACGAACTACTAGACCCTGAGGAGATAGACCTAGCTAAAAAATCCATGTCTTCCTATGCATTCCGACAGGAGTTTATGGCATCCTTTGAGGCTAGAGGCTCAGAGATGTTCAAGGAGGAGTGGGTCAAGTTTGGCGATAAGCCAGACGTAGGTGACTACTACATCAGTATTGACTTAGCTGGCTTTGAGGACGTAAGCAAGAAAAGAACTAAGAACTCTAAGCTGGATGAGTCAGCCATAGCGGTAGTCAAGGTCAACGAGGACGGCTGGTTCCTAGAGAACATTATCTACGGTAGGTGGGACTTAGCGGAGACAGCTAGGAAGATCTTTGAGGCAGTAAGAGACTACAGGCCTATCAGTGTAGGTATTGAGCGTGGTATCTCTAAGCAGGCTGTAATGTCCCCCTTGATGGACATGATGAAACAAAATGGTAGGTTCTTTGTTGTAGAGGAGCTTACACACGGTAACAGAAAGAAAACAGACAGGATCATGTGGGCATTACAGGGTAGATTTGAGAACGGTCAGATTACTCTAGGTAAAGGCGAGTGGAACACTAGGTTTATGGATCAGTTATTCCAGTTTCCAGACCCATTAACACATGATGACTTGATAGATGCTTTTGCATACACAGATCAACTGGCTAAAGTAGCCTACTCATATGACTTTGAGATTGATGACTTAGAAATTTTAGACGTAGTAACAGGATATTAACATGGCTAAACAAGGTTTGTACAGTAATATAAATGCTAAACGTAAACGTATTGCAGCGGGTTCCGGTGAAAGGATGCGTAAAGTCGGTAGTAAAGGTGCTCCTACAGCCGCACAGTTCAAAAAAGCAGCCAGAACAGCCAAAAAAGGTAAAAGATAATGGACTACGGCGATAACGATGTCTTAATGAGCGAAGAGCACCTAGAAAACTGGGTGATGGCTAAGTGTGACTCTTGGAGAGATCACTACGAGGCCAACTACTCAGAGAAGTTTGAGGAATACTACAGACTTTGGCGCGGCATCTGGGCTGCACAGGACGCAGATAGAAAGAGTGAACGCTCTAGAATCATCAGCCCTGCACTTCAGCAAGCCGTAGAGTCCAGTGTAGCAGAGTTAGAGGAGGCTACCTTTGGTAGAGGCAAGTATTTTGACATTACCGATGACTTAGCTGACCCAGATAGCCAAGATGTTGTGTATTTACGCAATAAACTGCATGAAGACTTTGAAAAAGCACAGATTCGCAAGCAAGTAGGTGAGTGTTTAATCAATAGTGCTGTATTTGGCACAGGTGTAGCTGAAGTAGTGCTAGAGGAAGTCAAAGAAATGGCTCCTGCCACACAACCTATCATGGACGGACAGCTACAGGCAGTAGGTGTTAACATAACTGACCGTACAATGGTCAAATTACGCCCAGTACTGCCACAGAACTTCCTAATTGACCCTGTTGCTACCTCCGTAGAGGACGCTCTAGGCGTTGCTGTGGATGAGTTTGTGTCCAGACACCTAGTGCAGCAACTACAGGAAGAAGGTGTCTACAGAGACGTATATGTAGGTCAGGCGGCTAGTGACTATGACCTAGAGGCAGACCAAGACCTTACAACCTTTGATGAGGACAAGGTTAGACTGACTAAGTACTACGGTTTAGTGCCACGCTATCTACTAAAGATAGGCGAGAAGGAAGCATTGCTAGGTGAAGACGAGGATATTGCTGACCTAGAGCTAGAGGGTGAACAGGACGGAGAAGATGAAGAAAACGAAAGTTACTACGTTGAAGCTGTTGTTGTTATTGCTAATGGTGGTATACTGCTAAAGGCTGAAGAAAACCCATACATGATGCAGGACAGACCTATTGTTGCATTCCCTTGGGACGTAGTACCTAGTAAGTTCTGGGGCCGTGGTGTGTGTGAGAAGGGCTACAATAGCCAGAAAGCACTTGATACAGAGCTTAGAGCACGCATTGATGCATTAGCCCTAACTGTACACCCAATGCTTGCTATGGACGCTACACGGCTTCCTAGAGGCTCTAGACCGGAGGTAAGACCCGGAAAAATCATCTTGACCAACGGTGATCCTAAGACAGTACTGAACCCATTTAACTTCGGACAAGTCAATCAGATTACCTTTGCACAGGCAGCAGAGCTACAGAAGATGGTACAGATGTCCACAGGGGCTATAGACTCCGCTGGTATCGCCGGTAGTATCAATGGGGACGCTACGGCTGCTGGTATCAGTATGTCTCTAGGTGCCATCATTAAGCGTCACAAGCGCACACTGATTAACTTCCAACAGTCCTTCTTAATCCCATTTGTTAAGAAAGCTGCTTGCAGGTACATGCAGTTTGATCCAGAGAACTACCCTGTAAAGGACTACAAGTTTAACACTACATCTACTCTAGGTATTATTGCCCGTGAGTACGAAGTAACACAGCTTGTACAACTACTGCAAACAATGTCCCCAGAGTCTCCACTGTACAATACTTTGATACAGTCAATTATTGACAACATGAACGTATCTAACCGTGAAGAGCTTATTGCTAAGATTGATGAGGCCGCACAAGCCGCACAGCCTACGCCAGAGCAGAAACAGATGCAACAGCAGGCTGCACAGGCACAGATGGCTTTCCAAGAGTCACAGACAGCAGCACTCAACGGTCAAGCTGGAGAGTCACAGTCAAGAGCACAGAAGATTGCTATAGAGGCACAGCTACTGCCACAGGAGCTTGAGATAGACAAGATTAAGGCTATCACAGCTAACCTAAAGGCAGG